GTTGAGTCAGAGTATGACATCCGCAGGCAGGGTCATCTGATGATTGCGAAGTTTGCTCTTGGCACAAAATGGCTCCGTCCGGAGTCGTGCTACCAGATCAACTACACGACCAACCAAACTGTCCGCACCTGATCGTGCCTCACGCGGGGGTGCAACGCCCCCGCATCTCTTTGATTTATCGGTTTATCAATAAACGTTCTGATAAAGAAACATGGCGATCCCACAGGTTACAAATCCAAAGCTCGAAGCAGTCAACATCATGCTTTCTTGCATCGGAGAGTCTCCGGTGAACTCGCTGGTCTCCGGACTTGCAGACGCAGAGGCAGCAGAACTGATCCTCAACAGAATCAGCAAGGAGGCACAAACCGAGGGTTGGAGTTTCAACACACGGATCAATTACACCCTGCCGGTTCTTGAGAACGATGAAATTCCGATTCCTGTGAACACCCTTCAGCTCTATCTTGTTGACACCAGCAGGGATTATCCCCTCACACAGCGCGGCAGCAGGCTCTATGATTATGAGGAAAACACCTACACCGTTGCAGTCACATACCCGACTGTGAAAGTGAACTTGGTGGAACAGCTTGGGTTCAATGAGGACGAATTCTCAAGAGGGGCGATCCCAGAGTACATGCGGCGCTACATCTCAATTCGTGCAGCACGGGTTTTCATCTCAAGGCACCTCGGGTCCGAGAACATCTATGGGTTCACAGAGAAGGACGAGGGGCTGGCCCGTGCAGAGTTGAAGCAGGCAGAGGGTCGTGCACAGAAATTCTCAATCTTTGATCACTACACCAAGGGGGATAACACCCTTTATACCGCCTACAACCGACTCATTTGAATGCCATTCATTAGTGATTCGTGGCCTAATTTCAGCGACGGGATCTCACAACAGCCGATGCTTTTGCGGCTGCCGACGCAGGGAGACGAGCAAATAAACGGGTTAAGCGACCCAGCACTTGGGTTAAGCAAACGCCCCTGCACAGAGCATCTCGCAAAAATCGGGGACTACGCGACTCCAAACCTCTTTGGAGCAACCATCACCCGCTCCGGGACCGAGGCGTACTTCCTGCTGATCGCAGCAAACTCTGTTCCAATCCTCAACAACACCACGACTGGTGCAACCGTGGCAATTAATGTCACAGAGGCACCAGATCATGAGATTACAACAATCGCCTTCTCAGGAACAACCGCGACTGTCACAACTGCATCGGCACATGGACTCAGCACCAGCGACAAGGTGCAGATCAACAGTGCAGAAGTCACCACCGGGACCAACACCTACAACGGACCCTTTACAATCACCTCCACAGGAGCAACGACCTTCACCTACACAATGAGCTTAGGAACGCCTTCAGTTGCCGCATCAGGAAGCCCAACCTTTGCACAGATTTATGAATCCACAATGTCCGGGGCGGACCTAGACTCCTACAACGCTATTGTCAATTACATCAAAGATTCGGACCCTCAGACAAACCTGAGAGCTGTGAGCATCGCAGATGAAACCTATCTTCTCAACAAAACTACTACTGTCGAGAAATCCTCCACAACCACAGTAAACCGCAACTACGAGGAAGGAGTGGTGCATCTCAAGGTTGGCGCGTTTGGAACGACCTACACGATCACCCTGCAAGGTACAGATTTCTTTCACTCAACCGCAGTCAGCGGCACAGACATCACCGAGACTGCAACCCGGACCACCACGATTACAGATGCACTTATCACGGCACTCAACAACGGGGCCCCTCCATCCTACGTCAGCCAGGAGACGAACTTCAGTGCGCACGGGATTTCTCCGACAATCACAGTTCGGCACCGCTCAAATGAGACAGTGATCCACTTCAAGAGCGCGACCCTCTCAGATACCTTCACCCTCGAAGCAAAGGATTCCAGGGATTATGGGCACATGATGTCATTCAAGGAGACAATTGGAGATTTTGCCAAACTTCCAACCAAGGGTCCAACAACAATGGACAACTGGGAGATCAAGGTCTCAGGAGATTTTGCCAAGAATCAGGATGACTACTATGTCCGTGCAGTCCGCAACTCCTCAACCGGGGAGGTGACATACATTGAGGTTGCAAAGGATAACGAGAAACACCAGTTCACTGCGACCACCATGCCAAGGCGTCTGGTCAGAAACTCGGACGGCAGCTACTCCCTCAAGGAAACAGTGTGGGATGCACGACTCTCCGGGGATGACACAACAAACCCGTTCCCGCAGTTCACAGGAAAAACAATCTCAGATATCTTCTACCATGAGTCACGACTGGGGTTCCTCTCAGGAGAAAACCTTCATCTCTCAGAGACCAACCAACACGGGAATTTCTTTCTTACAACTGTTCTCACTTCACTTGATACTGCACCCATTGAACTTAGCAGTGCAGGAACAGAAATATCCTTGCTGCAATACGCGCTGCCATATTCTGAATCCCTGCTGCTGTTCTCAAAGCTAAACCAGCCGGTGCTGCGTTCACCAGATATTTTGGCTCAAAATCTCAACAAGGTTCGAGGCATCCCTGAAAGCGAAGCCTACATCCTCCGGAAGGTTCATCTTCTTTGCAGAAAAAAGGGGATCGCACACAGGCATCCGGGAATTATTCACGGACGCGAACACGAATACAATGAATGCGGAACAGATCACGATGCACGTTCCCAAGTACATATTAGGAGAGGCAGTGCAACTCTTGGCGTCCTCCAACTCTGACATCCTCTGCGTCCGCACCGACGATTCTGATTCAGAGGAGACAGTCTGGATTTACCGGTACACCTGGCAGGGGCCACAAAAAGCACAGGCATCCTGGTCAAAGTGGATATTTGATGGAAAGGTGAGGGCAATGGGATTCGTGGAATCTGATCTCCTCCTCATTCTGGAACGTGGGTCCAAGAGTTACCTTGAGAAGTTGCACCTCGGACGAGATTCTGCTGTTGCATTGAATGACATGGCTTCTGCGATGCACATTGACAGGAGGGTGAAGCTCATCAGCGATTCAACTTTCAACTCGTTCCACTCTTCCTACTATCAAGACGCAGGCACCGGCGTGGCAGCCACTGTCACCAACTGCGTCTCTCTCAGCAACATCACAACCTGCACCACAGCAACAGATCACGGGTTACTTGCAGGAAACGCGGTTACAATTGCAGGGAACTCGGTCGCTGCACACAACACCACACACCTTGTTACTGAGATTCCTTCCTCTACCACCTTCAAATATGCACTCACAACACCAGACGCGACAGGAACAGGAGGAACCTCAACTCTTCAAAACTCAACCCTCATCTACATTGACAAGGCAGGAGACGTGAAAACCTCCGCAGAGGTTGATGCCCTTACCCTCTCCTCCTCAAACCCCATCTGGGCAGGCATCACCTATGAGTTCAAATACAGGATCTCTGAACCTGTGATTCGTCTCAAACCAAACCAAGCAGCAACCTCCGCAGGTCGCATTCAACTCCGGACCATGAGCGTCAACTACGCGGATTCCGGGTACTTCAGGGTGCAGATAAAACCACAGGGATACGATGTAACTGTTAGTGGAGTCACCATGAGAGACACTGCAACCCACACCTTCAATGGAAGAATTGTTGGAGACGCAGCAAACGTGACAAACGCCACTCCAATCCTCTCTGGCACCTTCCGCTTCCCGGTGTACTCGATTTCAACTGGAGTCCAGGTGGAGATCACCTCCTCAGAGTGGATGCCCTGCTCATTTCAGGGAGGAGAATGGGAGGCGCAATACTACACAAGAGCAGGGAGGGTCAAGTAATGTGCGGATACCTTGGAGCAGGAATGGCAGGACTAAAGGTAGGTGCTGCGGAGGCTTCCTGGCAGTCAATAAACAAGATTGCAAGAGACCGCAAGACCCAGGAGATCGACCAGATCAAATTGGAGCGAGAGAAGGCAGGGCGTGAAGCAGCCCGTACTTCAGAGGAAATACAGATCCGCAGGGAGCAGGAACGTCAGATCACCGCAGATACCTCTCAGGAACTCTTAAAGAAGGAGATGAGAGAACAGGCAACCGCAGAGGTAGAAGCAGAATATCGTGGAGTCAAAGGTGGGTCTGTAGAGGCATTCAAAAACCAACTCACAAGGGATAACTTGGCTGCAATGGAGCAAAACACAGGAAACTTCCAGGATCTCAAGAATCACCTTGCCCGGATGATCTCAGATAACTGGGAGTCCTACCGGGATAACCTTAAATCCTTCGATATTGCAGAGGAGTATGCAGAAATCACGCGACAGCAGGCGGTTCCTGACATTGGAATGTTGAGACTAGGACAACTTGATTCAATCTGGCAGGGTGCAGCGTTTGACTACAAATATGGAACCCCGTGGAATAAGGGGAAGTGGGAGTTCACTGGTATCAAGGAATCGTTAGGACAGCTCCCATTTTTGGGAATCCCCTTTCGGAAAGATCCGGTCCCCGGCTTCCCCGCGAGAGGCAAATTCGAAAGACATAGATAACAACTAATGGCAGAATCAGCACCCACGCGCCCTCAGCGTTTCCGAAGCCCAACCCCAAGAGTTGGTTACAGCGGGGGGCGCCAGGTTAGAACCCCTGCGGCAAAAAACAAATTTGAGGATCTAGAGGGGTACATCAGCGGCATTGGAGGTTCACTGAAGGGAATGCACGAACTCGATTTTGAGATCGAACGCGCAAAGATCGGCGAGAAGGTTGCAATTGGGCTTGTCACTCCTGCAACCGACGATCCCTTTCAGGATAACATCCTCTACAAGAAGAAATTCCGGGAGGTTGCATCTCAAAGGCTGGGGGAGGACGCAGCAAGGGTTCTTGCGGCAGCGGTTCCTGATATGATCACAGACTCGATGC